CAGGCGCGAGACGATCGCGCCGGCGGTCCTGGCATCGGCCGCGTGGCGCAGGGCCTCGCCGGCGTTCTTTCGCGAGCCCTGGGTCAGCTCATATTGGACGAAGCCCAGCTGCTCGCCGAGGCTCGCCATCTGAACGCTATGGCCGGCCCATTGCCGGAAGGCTTCCTGGCGATCGGCATGCCATTGGGCGACGCCGACCGCGCGGCCATGGTCTCCGATCGCGCGTGGATTGAAGCCGCTTTCGGCCTGCAGGTTGGCGGCGATGCCGGCGGCCTGCGCCGGCGTCCAGCCTTGCTTGACGAAGAAGGCCTGGATCCCGGCGGCGCCGGATCCCGGCTTGGCGCCGCGATCGGTGGGACGAGAGCCGCCCGTGGGCGCGGCTGACTTCTCCCAGACGTTGCCCTTGCCGTCGACTTCGACGTTGCCGCTTAGGAGATCGCGGGGCGTGGGCAGGTTCTTGGACTGGCCGCCGCCGGCGGGAACCGCCGTGGTGACGCCCAGGAGCGCCGTCAGCCCCTCGAGCGCAGGCTCAAGCCAGGGGATGATCAGCTTGGTGGAAAGGGTGTTCAGCAGGCGATGCCAGGCCGCGTCGAGATCCGCCGTGCTCTGCTGCATGCGGATGTCATCATTGATCTGCTTTTGAGACCGGACCGCTCCGGAGGCGGCCGCGGCCGCCAGCTGGGCCTCGCGCACATTCTGCTTCTGGATCACGAAATCCAGGGCCGAGCCGATGCCGAAGGTGTTGGCGATCAGCTCCCTCGCCTGCGGCGTCTGGTCCTGCATGGCGCCCGCCAGCATGTCCATCGCCTTGGTGGCGTCGATCGCGCCGTTGGCGAGGTGCGGCATGGCCTTCAGGCCCAGGCGGCTCCAGAGCATCAGAGCGGCCTGGTTGCGGCCCGAGGCCGCGTCCTCGAGGGCGGTGGAGACCCCGTGCAGCGCCTGGCCCATGGCCTCGGCGCTGACGCCGGCCTTGGCGCCGGCGAGCTGGTAGATCTGCAGCTGCTGGGCCGAGATGCCGAGCGCGTCGGCGAAGCGCCCGGTGCTGGCCCCGGCGGCGCTGTCGGCCAGTTCGAATTTGGTGGCGGCGGTGGCCGCGGCCATCAGGCCGACCCCGGCGATGCCGGCGACTCCGCCGACCAGGCCCAGGGCCCCGCCGAGCTCACCCGCCTCGCCGGCGGCCTCACCCAGGCCGCCGCTGGCGATCCTCGAGGTGTCGCCCAGGGAAGCGATCCCGCGCGCCAGGCCGCCGAAGGCGCGGCCCTTTTCGGCGATCACCGAGAAGTGGCGCGAGACGCTCTCGAGCGGCGTGCCATGGGCCAGCTTGGCGAAGTTGTCGTTGACGTGGCGGATCGCCTCGCCCGTGCGATCGCGGGCGGTGATATCGATGTTGTACTTGGATGGCATCAGAGGGCTCCGATGCCCGCGGCCTCAGCCGCCGCCTCTTCCCACCACTTAAGCTGGGTCCAGGTGAGCGCGAGGACCTCGGCCGGCCCCCACCGGTAGAGCATCGCCAGGCGCGCTAGGCGCCCTCGGGCTTCCAGCGGGCGCCTTGCGTAAAAACCAGGAAGTAGTCGGCCGCCCTCCGAAGGTCGGTGATGACGATCTTCTTGACCACGCCGTCGGGAACCGCGGCGATGACCCGGATCAGCTCCATGGTCGTCTTGATGCCGCTGAAGGCCTCGACCTTCTCCATCTCGCCGGCGGTGGGCTCACGCAGCTTGATCTCGTCGTAGCGCGTATCGGCGAAGACAATCGGCTTCCTGAGGGTGATGACCAGCTCGTCCGGGGCCTGGAGCTCCTCCGGCTCAGTCTCTGTTTCTTCGGCGTCCATGAGTGCTCCTAGCCCTGGGCGGGCTGTTCAGAGACGTCGGCGCTCTCCCACATGACCTCGACGATGGCTTCCACCGTGTCGACGTCCTGGGCGTCCACCGTCCACATGTTGCGGCCGACGATGACCTTGCCGTTGGCGAGTTCGGCCACGACGGTGACGTTGGTCATCGCATTGAGCGAGGAGACCGACAGGCCGTGGGTGTCGGTCAGCTGGCACTTGATGTGCCCCTGGACCGGCATCTCCTTGTAGCCGTGGATGTCGTCCTGGCCGGCGATCGTCGAGCGGTTTACCTTGCTCACCCGATAGCCGAACTGGCCGCGCAGCGCGTAGCTCTGGCCATCGACGGTGAGCGTGGCGACGCCGGCGACCCGATTGGTGTTGTCCGCCATGGAGCGGCGCCTCCGATTTCAGGATGAGAAGGGGCGGCAGGACCTCGCGGCCCGACGCGGGCGGTTAGGGGACGCCGGCCGAGGCCGCGTTGGCGCCCGGGAACTGGTTGGTCGACAGGCGGAACTGGGCCAGCAGAGCGAAGACGTTCAGCTGGTCGATCAGGATCGCCGGCCACAGCACGTCCACCCGGTTGGGGTTGGAGGCGTTCTGCACGACGATGAGGTTGGCGGCGAAGATGTCGCTGCCCTGGACCAGGCCGTTGTACTCGAGCTGGCGATAGGTGGCGACGATGAAGGCGGCGATGATCGAGGGGGTGACGATGTTCGACCCCGGCGCGAAGCGGGTGCCATCGGCCGCCAGCTTGGAGCGCGAGAACTTGCTGGTGACGGCGATGGCCATCGCCCGCAGGACCTCGACGAGCGTCATCATCGTCTCGACGGCCAGGTAGGAGTTGTCCGGCTGCGAGAAGGCGTTCTGCTGGTAGGTGGTGATCAGGCGACTGATGGAGATCGCGCCGGCCTGGTTGACGGTGAAGGTGGAGATGCCGTCGTACAGCAGAGCCTCGCGCTGCGAGAGCGTGAAGCGGCTGGCCACCGGCGGCGCCATCAGGCCGTTCAGCACCAGGGTCTGCAGTGGCTGGGCCGGATCGGCGCGGACCGAGACGGCCACCTGGGCGCCGATGGCCGCGGCCCACTTCATCATCGGGCTGGCGCTGCCGCTGACGCCCATGACGGTGAGGTGCTGGTCGTTGAGGCCGGTCCCCAGGGTGGTGTTGGCCGAATAGGTGCCTCGATAGGCGGTGAAGTGGTGGCCGTAGACCTGGCTGTCCCAGCTCCACCGGCCGACCGTGTCGTTCAGGAAGGCGGCGATCGCCGCCAGCGAGGTCGAGTCGGTGTAGGGCGTGATGATGAAATCGAACGGCTGGTCGCCGAGATTGGCCAGGCCCGTGGTCAGGGTCGGATTGACCGCCCCGGCGGCCATGGGGGTGATGGCCACCGTGAGGCCGGCCGGCATGGCCTGACCGCCCGGATAGCCCAGCAGGTTGAACCCGAGCTGGATATCGTTGCCCACCGCGCCGCCATTCTTGGCGGTGATGGCGGTGGTCCCGGCGACGGCGTTGGTGGCCACGACTGGGAGGGAGGTGTTGGCGTTGATGGCGTTGAAGAGCGCCGTGGCCGCCTGGGTCGCGGTCATACCCGAGGTCACCGCGACGGTTATCAGTACGTCACCGACGTAGGCGTACAGCGTGCCGCCGGCGGTGGCCGGGCCGGTGAAGACGAAGGCCCCAGCGGCGGCCGTGGCGCTCCCGTCGTCGGCCAGGGGCAGCACCCACAGCTCGCCGAAGTTGTCGTTCTGTCGATAGGCCTGGATCATCAGGTCGAGCTGGGAGCCCGCGCCGCCCTGGAAGACGCCGTTGTTGGCCACGGCCACGGCGGGCTGGTTGGCCGTCGCCTGACCAGAGGTGGTCTTCTGGGCGATGATCAGCGCGCGCTTAGGGCTCTGGGCGGTGTTGGCCGCCGAGTTATTGACCTCGGCGTAGAACAGCGGCGAGCGGAGCGTCGAGGGGACGTTCTGGAACGGGACTGCGGGCATGATCAGGCTCCCTCCGCCTCAGCAGCGGGCTTGGCCGCCGGCGCGGCGGGTGGCGGAGGCGGTGGGGGTGGCGGCGGCGCGGGCTTCTTCGGCTCGGAAGCCGGCTCGGCCTTGGGCGTCGCGTCGATCACATCGCCGTCGTTCAGCAGGCGGACGATGGTCAGATCGTTCGGATCGGCCTCGATCCCCTCTTCGGGAATGAAGCGCAGAGTCCGGGGATCCCGGACCTTGAGGCCCGAGGCGGGTTTGACCAGCATGTGAGGAACCTCAGGAGGTGAAGGTCGCCAGCAGGGACGGCTCCGGGCCCGGCAGGGCGCCGGGAACGTCCGTGTTCGGCGTGATGGCGATCTGGCGCAGCGGGACGCCATCCGGGTCGTAGAAGTCGCCAGGGCCCTGGGCGAACTCCATGGCGATATCGATCTGGACATCACCGAGGTGCTGTTCGCCTTCGGCGGTGACCTCGCGCTTGATCTCTATCGTCGGAAAGCCGCTCAGGCGTTGGCCGCGGCGCGGGGCATCGTAGGCCATCAGCGCCGGGTTATTGATCAGGGTGTTGAGGACCTGCGCCTCGAGGCGATCGAGCATGTCCTCGACCACCTCGGCGCCGCGATCGCGTCCCTGGGCGGGGACCTGGACGCGGCCGAGCACGCGGATGGTGGCCACGCAGGTGAACTCGATCGACCCGCGGCCGGCATCGGCCTGCTTCAGCTCGTGCGGGGACGAGACCAGCAGGACCGGGTACTGGCCGTCGTGCGTGGGCCAGTCCGATGGGCTGTAGACCTCGCCGCCGGCGTCCGTGGCGCCGTCCAGCAGCGCGGCCGACCTGCGCCGCAGCCATGCGCCCGTGGTCATGGCTGAGCCTTCGCCAGGGCCAGCATCAGCTTGGCCCAGCCGTGGCCGTCCGGACGGACGTCCTTGACGATGAAGCTCAGCCCGACCGAGGGGATGAACACCTTGTCGTTCTTGGCCGGATAGGTGGCGAAGATGGCCAGGCGTACGCCCAGGACCGGCAGCGCCGAGTCGGCCGGCGCGGTGGGATCCAGGAGGGCGACCTCGTGGTACTCGCGGTCGAAGACGCCGACGATCGCGAAGGGCGCGCCGGAAGCCGGGCTATAGGTCGCCAGCTCGCCGAACACGCCCTCGCACGGGGCGAGGACGTGCGCGTCCCAGTCGACCGGCATGGCTCAGCGCGCCCTTTGGGGCGATCAGGTTCCGGCGCGGCCGCTGTAGAGGACGCCCGGGCGGTTGCACATGTAGAGCGGGAAGGCCAAGGCCTCCATCCGCCACCACTGGTTCCGGTCGCGATCGGGGATCGGATAGACGTAGCGCGGCTGGCCGAGTTGGCCGACGTACTCCATGCGGTCGGCCGGGCTCATGACCTTGGTGAACACACCGGGCGCCTCGACCGGGAAGAACTTCACCTTTTGGCGTCGATGGCGATGCTCGTGGTGTCGTCGGAGCCGCGGTAGTTGATCCAGTCGATGCCGGCGAACTCGAAGCTCGAGAAAGCCGCGCCGGCGGTCCCGCCGCGGATGTCCTTGGCGTCCGAC